AAGGGAGTAGGCGTCTAAAAAGCGCGCGAGAGTTCAAATCTCTCCTTCCGCGCCAAAGTACCGATTTTAGCTGTTTTAAAGCTAAAATCGGTACTTTTTTATGATTTTCACCCTATTTTCTGCGTATTTTCAAAAAGCAAAAATCACGTTATGACACGCTATGTAACATAAAATTATTTCCCGTATGCTACATTGTATGCTACAAATTCAGCGCAATGCGAGGGGACTCCCCTATTTTTTGCTACATGGACTTTATTTTCCGAAGCATAGAATCATAGACTTTTCGGTTCACAAGCGATAATGTGTCCATAAGTTCATCAACGACCGCCCAAGCCTTTGCCGGGTCTTTCCCAGCTACCGCAAGCAAAAACTCACTGTCCCCGTACTCGCCCACGGTAGCCGGTTCTGCGGTCACAGGGGCGGGAGCGCCGGAGTAGTAACTCGCGTACCTACCGCCGTCGTCCCGTTCCTCTTCCTGCATCTGCTTACGGATCACGTACAGATCCGCAAGCTTAGCGTAATTCTTATAGTCGGATTCCTCATATTCCAGGCGAGCAATCTCTTTCCGGATTTCGGCTGCATCCAACATATTGCGCTCTCCTTATGCCCGCTCGATCTGCTCCATGCAGCGGCGGATCGCGTCACGGGTTTTATCGTCGTCCGCGTCGCGCATCATATCGTCCAGCTGCGCGCGCATATGCTCGCGGGCGTCCGTGCGGCTGTAGCGGCCCATTGCGTCACGGCGGCGGCCACGGTAAGAGCTGCCCCGGCCGTAAGTACCGCGCATATCCGCCTCCCACTCGCCGTCGCGGGAATAGCCGCCGTCTTCAGCCATCTCGATCTTGTAGGTATTCTTGATGGAGCTGGTCAATTTCTGGATCGCGTCGAGGTCGCCTGCGGACATTTCCCGCTTCTCGGCAATTTCGTCCAGCTCTTTGCAGAGCATTTCGCGGAGATTCCTCAGATCATACATATTGCTTCCTCCTTTCATGCTACGCGCTCGACGGTAAGATTGCTGTTTGCAAAATTAACCGTTTGCGCGCTGGTGTTTTGCATACCTACCGTCAGGCAGCAGCCTCTTGGCACGCTCACCTGTGCGGATACATAAACGTTAAAGTAGTTTTCTACCGCTGCCGGTGTCACAATCGCCGTCGCGCTTGCAAGGGCTTCACCGTTGATGGCAAGTGCGGCCGTGATCGCCTCGACCGTGCCGCCGGTTGGAATTGCGATGTTGCCGCCGTAGGAGACTTTGAAAACTGCTCTACACTGATTCGTCAGCCCGCGCAGCGTGATCAGGCCGCTGCCCTCGCGGTGCACGATGCACGGCTTGCTGCTCACTGCCGTTTCCGCCAGCGGGACGTTCTGCCCGGCGGCGACGCCGACGATGTTGGAATTCGTAAACTCAGCCAATTCCAAACACCCCGCTTCCCGAATTGCCTGCTTTGCAGTAGTTCAAAATCGGCTCCATCGCCGTCTTCATCGCCTCTGCGCAGCTCGGCTGCTCCATTTCGTCCACCGTTTTCAGGATACAGGCGTATGTGTAGAGATCCGTGATGTTCATCTTGTACAGATCCACGCCCATCAGGTGATCGATGAATTTCTTCTTGAGTTCCTTATATGTTGCCATAAAATCATTCCTTTCATAAAAAATACAGCGGCGGGACGATTGCCCCGCCGCGTTGCTGTCGAGTATCGGCAATGGGGCCGACCATTTTCGTGAGGCCACGAAAAAGCTCTACGTTATGGAGTTGTTACGCCGCGCAGCCGCCGCAGCCGTAGTTATAGCCGCTGTTGCAGCAGTACGGATTCGCGACAACATAGGCCGGGCTGGGACTCGGGCGAAGCGTGGAAACAAGGTAATTGTTCTGTGCCGCCTGCGATGCTGCCAGCTGGTAGCCGAAAAGCTGCTGGTTCTGCTCTGCGATCTTCGCGTCCTTCGCCGCAAGCTCCTGCGCCGTCAGACGCTGGTCGATGCTGCGGAAGCCGCAGTTCATGGCGTCGATGATGTCGCGGGTGGTGTTCTGCACGGTGTTGCGGGTGTCGCACGCCTGCGTCGCCATGTCATAGCGCACCTGGGCGATTGCAGCGCGGTTTTCGCAGCAGCACTCCTGTGCCTGCATCGCCATGTTGTTCAGCTGCTGCATAAGCGCAGCCTGCTGATTGCAGCGGGAAAGTTCAGCGTTCGAGAAGCCGGAAGTCACAGCCTGTGTCACACCTGCAAAGCCGTTGAGCATGCCCGTATTCATGGCGTAGAAGCCATCACAGATACCGTTGTTTACGTTGTCAAGCTTGCGCTCGATGTTGGAGAAGTCAGAGGCCAGCACATAGCCGTCTACAACGCCGCCGGAATTCCTGCCGTTGTTTCCGAATCCGTTTCCATTGCCGCCCCAGCCGCAGAAAATGGCAAGGAACAGGATGATGATCCACCAGCCATTGTCACCGCCGAAGCCGCCCCGGCCGCCGCCTGTCATGCCGGTAGGCGCGACGGGCATTGTCATGGTCGGGGAGCCGTCATTCAAACTCATATTTTTCATTCCTTTCGTAGATTCAAAAGATTTATCTCAATCGTGGCCACGATTTTGATCGTTCAACTGTTCGGAATTCCCGAACTATTGCAGCAGTTGCCGGAATTGCCCCGCCACTTGCTGCAGCTGATTCAACTGCTGCTGCGAGATTTTCCCGCTTCGTACCAGCTTTTCGACCTCTGCTTTTGGATCCCCCTGAAAGCTGTTCTGGAATTGCCGGAACCGCTGTATCATGTTCTGGAACTGCCCCATCGGGCCGGGCAGCTGTCCGCCGCCGAGGGCGTTAAACAGTGGGTTCATTGTCCGCCTCCTTCATCTTTCGCGGCCTGACGCTTGGGGTGGACAGCTTCGCCACAAGCTCCTCAAACTCCCTGCGGGTCACATATTCTTCGCTCATGTCTTTTCGCGGCGCTGCGGGCGCTGGCGCGGCCTGCGCACGCTCTACAAGGTCGTAGGTCGTCATGGTCGGCTTGCCGCTTGCATCGGCTTTTTTGACGTAAACAACAGGCGCGTTCATATCCCATAGCGTTACGGCGTTGTTGGGTGCAACAATAAAGTCGTTTGCGGCCTGCTCGTTCGGGATCCAGATGATCGACTGATTCTGCGGCTGCTGGGGCTGCGGCTGGTAGGCCGGCATCTGCGGCGCGGGCTGGTACTGCGGACGCATCATTGGCTCCTGCATCGGCTGACTGATCGGCTGGCCGATTGGCTGATTATAAATCGGCTGCTGATACACATACGGCTGTTGTCCGAACATCATTTATCCTCCTTTGCCCAATAGAACAGCGGGATCTCATTGCCGCTGTCCCATGTGTCGAAATAGCTTCCGTTCTCCGCACAGACCACATGACTGGACAGAGCAAGAACATACACGCCGCGCGGATGGTCTGCGCAGAAATCCGCGACGGTGTAGCAGTCCGGGCATGTGTTCGGGGTCACGTTCCGGGTAAAGCCCTGCTGCCGTAGGTAAGCGCTCCATACGCTGTTTGCGCTCGGCAGATCTCCCATGATGAGTCCTTGCAGGCACAATCCGATATACACCTCGTCCCAGCTCTTCCCGGTCGCCTTTGCGATGGCCCGGACGGCGCAGTCCCCGACTTTCAGCCCGGCGGGGTTTGGATTAAAATAAGAAAAGCCCATACCGAACACTCCTTTGATGTGTCCAGTATGGGCCTTCTTGCTGCTTCTTGTGCCTCAGTTGTGTATCAATTTGGTTCAAAATTTAAGCCCGCGGTTATTCCACGGGCTTAGTTTTTGTTATCGTTCGTTTACAGCCAGAATCTCTGCCGCCATCGCGGCCACATACGGCGGGCATCCACGCCGTCCGCCGCACCAGTCCTGCACGGTGCGCAGCGGGATTCCAAAATACTGCGCAAATCCGGTCTGCGTCAGGCCGTACATCTTGATCAGCTCTGGAATCGTGCAGTGTGCGCCGTCCCAGATCCCGCCGAGCAGCGCCAGCCGCTCCATCGGAACCTCAGCGTCCTCGGCGTCACCCCAGATGCTGGACAGTGCCAGATCAAATATATAGGTGTCGCGGTCAGCGTATGCGCCGGTTTCGGCGTAGAGGGCGGAGCGGATAAAGGGTGTGAGTTTCATTTTTCGATCCTCCTATACTGATGAATTTTGTTGCATGAGCGCGTCCCAGCTGGCCCAGAGTTTGCGGTTGCAAGGTTCGCCGTGCAGAGAATCGAGAATATCAGCAACTTCTGCCGGGCTTTGATAGTACAAAACGTACGTTTCGCCGGTCTGCGTGCGCCGAAATTGCAGCTTTTTCGGCCCTGCCGGAAAATGCGAGGATACTTGCGTTAAAAGCTCAGGCTGCCCGTAAACCCGCAGCCGTGGTGTCCTGGTGGGCTTGCCACGTACCTTGTGCGGCCAGAGATCAAGGCAAGCTTGCAGCTCCACCACACCGCGGCAAAATCCCTGCCAATCCGTCACGTCGGCGAGGGACGGGAGAAGATGCACCTTCGCGGATTTCACAGTCCAAAAGTCTTTCTTTCCGTCTGCGCGGTGCTGGAGGTATGGCGCGGTTGGGAAAAGCTCGGCAACCGCGTCGATGTACCACCGATCAACACAGCGAACAAGGAACTTGCCGCAGGTATCAACGCCGAGCAGCATGAGGATCGCTTGCTGATAGCCGTTCAATCGTCCTCTTCCCCCAAATCTGCGCGAAGTTCATCGAACCATGCTTCTGTTTCCGCCCAACTGTGGGCCGCGTACTCTTCATATGTTTCGAAATCCCCGATAATGTATCGGATATTGGTAAGTCTGTAGATTTCGAATGTATGGATATCCGCGAAACGGGCCGCGATCATATGCCCTTGCAGGTTCTTGTCGTAAGGTTCGTCTCCTACTGGAGCCATAACCTTCGCCAGAATTTCCGTTTGTTCCTCATACCATGCGTTGCGTTCTTCCTGCGTCGAAAACCGCATCGGTTCCTGTGCGCGGCCTGCGGCGCTTCCGGCTTCCATGATTCTAGTGATTTCCTCTACGCTCGTCATCTGTAGTTCCCTCCGTTTCAAATTCTATCGCCGTAAACCTGCACACGCTCCCACACGTCTTCGGGGATGTTGTGCTCAACCTTGCCGAAGTACCATGCGGCAAGCATATTGCCGTCGCTGTCGCGGCTTTCCTTGTTCGCAAGCGCCAGAAGACGGTATGCATAATCGGAACGATGGTTGAAAATGATCTGGCCGTTCTCGTCTGTGACTTTGTAAAAGTATTTGTACTGTTTCATTTTTGTTCCCTCCCGGCTTTCGCCTTGCTTTATCTTATGGCTTAATTATACACGCAATGCGTGTAATTGTCAAGAGGAAAATGCAAAATTTTTAAAAATAAGCGCCGATTTCTCGGCGCTTATCTCAGTTATACAGTTTGCTCGATGTCCGCTGCATCTCCCGCATGATCTCCGGCAGGCGTCGCTGTACCGTGGCGCGGCCCAGAAACAGCTCTGTTGCAACGTCTACCTGGGGAAGCTTATCCACAAAATAGAGCCGCGCGATCTTCTCATTTTCCCGGCCAAGATTGGCCTGATAGATTACGGCCTCCATATCCTTTCTGGTCAGCCTGCCCAGCTCTGGCGGCAGCTTGGCCCGCGCCTGCGGCGACATACGCCCCGCCTCCTTACTTTTCCTTGTGATTCAGCACAGCGATATTGCCCTTGTTGCTCACTTCGAGATCCAGCGCGGCGGCCAGGTCACGCACCTTGACGTAGTTCGTGCCGTCTTTCAGGATGCGTTCAACGGCGACTTCCTTGCCGTCCACGATGATCTTGCTCTTTTCTACCATTTCGGTTTCCTCCTCTGCATTTTTTCCATCTTCGAGGGCCATCACGGTATGGCCCTCGCTTACCAGTACGTCCCCGCGCAGGAGATTGGCGTCCGTCGTCAGATACTTGCTGCTATCCAGCAGCTCGAAGTCTCCCGTCGCGGGCCAATCGTGCAGCATACAGTAGGTGGTGCAGGAATTCCCCTGCCGACGGTAGAGCGCTTCGACCGACGCGCAGCCTGCGGCCACGGCGCAGAGCATCATGAGCGCGGAGCAGTCTGTCTCCACGGGCTTTGCGATCTTGCTCACGTCCCATCCGACGGCTCTGGCTGCCTCATACGCCGTGTTCCTGTTGTCCATGTCGTAGCCGATGTTCCGGTTCTTAATGGCCGCCTCGCACGTCTGCGCGGCCCGCTCGGCCTTTTTGCGGCTCTTGTAGCGCAAGATGCCGAGCCAGCGGCCATTGTACCAGTTGGAGATATTCAGCTCCCGCCCGGTCTGGTTGCCGGGCTGCTGGTTGCGGCCGCCCGTCTCTCCGAGACTGGCCTGTCCGATCTTGATACTCATGCCCGCTCACTCCCGTACAACTCGTGGTGCAGCTGCAGCACGGCGGCCTCGATCAGCTTGTCGATCGTTTCTACATCAAATTGAATGCCCTTCTCGGCGAGGAAGGTCACAACATACGCCTTTTTCGCCGCGCCGTCCGTCGCGGTATACAGCTGTTCCGCCGCCTTTACGCCGATCTCAACGTAAGTGCGGAGCGTTTGCAGCTTGTCCGCATCAATCTTGGTTTTGAGCCACGGAATCAGAAACGCCGAGACGAGCGCGCTGATGAGCGCGATCACTGCCGAGATGATCTGTGTGTAGTCCATATGTATGCTCCTTTCAATCTTTCAGCACGATCTCCGCGATGCGTGCTGCCGCTTCCGGGCCGTATTTCTCGGCCCATTTATCCATGTACTTCTGCGCGTACTTCGCGCGGTTCTCGTTCTTGGCCTTCCAGAGATAAAACCCGCTGGAAGCCGTCGTTTCAGCCAGCACCGCAAGAGTGATCTCCGTCAGATCTGCACCTGCCGCGCAGGCGATGATGAGCGCGAGGCTGACGAGCGCGCTGCAAATCAGCCATTTCTTGCTAAATTCCATTGCGTTCGCACTGCGCCTCCAGCTGGTGCAAAAACTTTTTTACATCGCCGTTGCCGCCCAGCTTGACGTATTTCTGCCCGGCAATCAGGCGCTCTGCCATTGGCATTTCTTCCGACATGATGGTCAGCCTGAGAATTGCGAGATATTGCTCGTCCTGATGCTCCTGCATTTTCCCGAGCTTTTTGTCGATCTCGGCTAGGTGCGCCTCCTGCGTCGTGGCCTTGCCGCGCTTTTTCTGTATTGCGCTGACGATGGCATTGACGACCGCCGTCAGCGCGGACGAGCCGAGCACGGCGCAGACGAGGGTGACGATGATGGTTTTGGTGTCCATTTTTCTGTACCTTTCTCTTTTATTTGCCGGGCTAATCGTCCGCCATTTTGATGTAGGTGGTGGTATCGCTGGAATAGCTGATCGTCGGCAGCGTCGTGCCGCCGAGTGCTGCGTAGAGGGCCGGGTAGGCCGTCTGATCGAAGGTTGAGCCATCGCACGCGTGCCACGGGGCGGAGAGGACGCGGACGGTCGTGAGGATGTCACCGACGTGATAATTCGGCTCCGACAGCTTCCCGAATGCCTCATTTACCATCGGGTTCGCCGGTGCGTCGCCCGCTCGCCAGATCTTTGCGGCGCTCTGTTCCGTCAGCAGGTTCCCGGCTGTGAGCGGCGTTCCGGCCTCCAGCGGCTCGTCCTCTGGGCGAATCCATTCATAGCGCAGGCGGTTACCGCTCGCGTCATATACCCCGTACCGGACAGCGCCGTTCGCAAGATCGTTTGTGCCCTGTCTGTCCTGCATAGTTATTCCTCCAATGCCTTGATGTAGGCATTGCTTCTTGTGTCCGTCCCGATGGTAGGGATTTCTTTTCCCGCCGCGCTATAATCGCAGTACGCCAGCCCATTCGATGATATGTATGCCGCCTCCCCGTCCGGCGATAGTGCAATACTGTCAACGCTGCTCCCCAGTACGTCTCCATATACCGGGCCGGATGCTGGAGCGCTGATTGCAATGATCTTTTCCGCTCGATCAGCACTTTCAGATTCGCTTGCGGTTTCCGAAAGCACCAAAAGCCCGTTTTCGTATTTGCCGTTCGTATAGTTGTCGAGCGAGTAACTATCGGTTTTGTAGGAAACTACCTTCCCGTTTTCCCACGTTGCACCGTAGTCCGCAGAATACCTGTATACCATATATCCGCTATACATCGTGGTCCCCGCGCCAGAGAAAGCAGCGTTCACCAGTGCAAAAAAAGCAATTATATTTGCGCCACAGTGGTAAGCCGACATTAGGGCGTGATAGGTGTACGTCGACGGCTGGTTGAAGGACGGAGTTAATTCTTCGATGTTTACGCTGCTGACTGCCTCCCACGTCGGATTGATCAGGGTTTTTGCCTTTGAAGTCTTCAGTGTGCCGCTGGTGCTACAGTTCAGTTTGTAAAAGCAGTCCTTTTCTTCGGCGTAAAAAACAATTCCGCTGCTAAAATCTGGGATGCTTACTATTTCCTTTGTTGTTTGGTTTACGTAGCTGGCACTTACTTGTCTTCCCGTGTAATTGTTATAGGCTCCGTATTCGCCTATTACTACGTAGATATACAGAACGTTTGGCGTAATAAACATCTTCAGTCCAGAGCTTCCAGGCAGGCTGCCGCTTGCATATAGCGCAAACGGCGTATCAAGGCTACGCGTTGTGTACACTCCGTTTAACTCTGTGGAGTCTCCGGAAAAAACAGCGTAATAAGTGCCGTTTGCATACTGCACATCCGATACCAGCGAGAGTCCGGTCGGCATATCCGCCTGCTGCGTCCACGTCCCCAAATCGGGCGATATCCAGAACTTTCTGTCGTGTAGGCCGACCCATTCCCCATTCAGATACCACACAGCTACAGGTTGAATATTCGATGTCTTCAACGCCCACGGAAGCGGTGCAGCAGAGCTTCTGAGCACAGAAAACAGTTTTGGATACTGCTCCTGCGATACAGTGCGCCCGTCGCACGGGAGCCATGCGTCGGACAGGTCTGTGCGGGCGGTGATAGCGATATCGCCGACTTTGGCTGTGCCCTCCGCAATCTTGCCGAGCGCGTCGTTGACTGTCGGGTCCTCCGGCCTTGTGGTTGCGTTCGGCCAGAGCTTGGCGGCAGTGGTATCGGATAGCAGATTCGCCTTGTTGAGAGGCGTACCCTCGACGGTGGGCGCGTCCTCGCGCTTGAGGAATTCGTAGTGGTTGAGCGTGCCGTCGGCATTATAGACGCCGTAGCGGATCGCGCCGTTGGCTAAAACCTGTGTTGGTTGCCTATCTTTCATGTGAGTAATCCTCCTGCGGCGCACTCCGCCGCGCCGGTGTGGCGAAAAGATTTTGCAACGTTGACGATTAAGTCCTCGCAGAGCACCAGAATGCGCTCGATATCGTTCGCGCCGGTGTAGGTCAGCCGGTCGAGGCCGGGCGCATCCGGTGTTCCTTCGGGGTATGCCAGTGCGTCCCGGATGGACTGCACCTGCTTGCGGTATGCCTCGGCCTGTGAGGCCGTTATAATGTCCGTTACGGCCCAATCTGTTTTTGCAGACCATGCGATACTCATGCCGCAGATCGGTGCAAGACGCGCCGCCAGATAATTCAGGGCGGTTCCCACGCGATTCATGTCGCTTGCGTTATACGCGCCTTTCATCCCGGCCAGCCATTCCGCCTGTTCGTCGGCAGTCATGGCGGAAAAGCCCTTCGCGGCCAGCGCCTTGACGCGCTCCACGTCCGCCTGCGTCCGGTCGGTGACGAGGGTGTCAATGATGGTACTCATGCGCCAACTCCTTTCGTTACGGCATAAATTCCGCCTCCGCTGAACGTCAGTTCCATACCGGTCTGCACAGCATTTTCGTTTTGTGCGAATGCGTCGGAGATTTTGATGGTGTCACCGGTTTCGAGCGCCGGATTGCCCCGGTTTTTCACGCTGTAGATCTTTCGGCGATTATACTGCGCAAGCAGCCACGCGGCCACACTCTGATAGTTTGCAGGCGCTACGCACGGGTTATTTACGCTCTTGATGTTTTTGCCGCTCCCGGCGGTGATTGTCGTATCGATATTCGCGTAGTCGCTCTTAATATGCAGCTCTACGCAGTCGACTGCCTCAGATATGGACACACCGTCATAGTTATAAAGCTCATCCGGCGTTATTTCTCCCAATACTGCGCCTGCTGAAAGCTCCGCGATGTGCAGGTTTCCGGATCGATCAAACCACGCGGAGCACATAGCCGCCTGCGCCAATAGCCGGATCGCTTCCCGGCGTGTTGTTTTGCGTGGAACGGCCGGTACGACGGTTTTTGCTGCAGCCTCATCCCCGTAAATAACATTGATGTCGTATCCATCCAGAACGGACGCAACTGCGGCCTGAAGCTCACACGCGGTAGCGTTTCCATTCTCATATGTCGCACGTTCGAGTGTCGCAGCCATATCGTTTCCGACAAGCTGTGCTGTGACGCCGGAATCCCGCGCCGTTACGGACGTAAAAAAGAACTCGCCAACGTCTATGCTCTCTCCGTTTACAATGCATCTGGCAAGCAATTTCTGGCCATCCTGAACCACGGAGAAAACGCCGTCCGGGTTCAGAATGTTGTACCGATGATCAGCGTTATCGAATGTAAAGGATATCTGCCTCGACGGGAAAGCATCGCAGGAAACGGACGCTTCCTCCACGATCTGTACATTTGCCATGCTATCGTTTTCATATGTTTCTGTCAGGCCGAAATCGATCTGCCGCAGCCGGGCGCGTGTCTTTGGCAGGAACGTCTTGTCAAATCGAATCGTCAGCTTTGTGTAATTTGCGGCAGTCATGCTGATGTTCTGCCGCGCCTGCGTGATCATCTTTGTTCCGATTGCGACCGTCGATCCGTCGCTCGCATACGCGGTAATTGTGATCTGCGCCGGGTATTGGTTCATTTTTTCATCAAACAGCATCGCCCAACCAATCGTGGATACCGGCGCGGAGAATTCAAACGTAATTGTGCTTGCCATTTCGGTGCTCTCGTTTGATACTCCTCCGCTCCACCAGCCAATATGCTGCCCGTCAAAGCTATCGTTCGGAATATCGATTGTCCCATCCAGAATCCACCGGTTCAATTCAAGCCCAGCGAACTTCCCGGATATGGTTTCTCTGTCGCTGATCGTTTCGGCGGCGCTTGTGCCTGGTGCCGAATCCGATGCAGAGGCCGTACCGTTCTTCTTTGCAGACGGGTCGACAATGTAAAACCGGACAAGCATACCAACCTCACGTACCGGTGTAAACGGTGCGTAATTGCTCGATACCTTCTGCATCAATCCACCCCTTGCTGCGTTGCGGTGATGGTCACGCCGCACCATTGGGAAACCCCGTCCTCATCGTAAATAATGGCCTTGTATTCCGGCTGGCTGAACAGGAAATCCCGTGTTTTGTCGCCATCAACGTCCGGGTACGTCACGCTTAAAACGTGCCTGGAGTTTATCATGCTGCGGAGTTTTCGGAGATCGGCGACAGAAAGCCATCCCGTTGGGATTTTCAATTCATTTTTTACCCCGATGATATCCATAACCGTTTTTCCGGATGCCATTGTCGCGGTTGCGCCAATATCCTTTGGCTGAATCGTGAACACGAGATCACGCAGAAGGGTGACTGTGTTTGTGCCGTCCGTGATTTTAATTCTACGCAAGCGATACACCCCTTTGTACGATCTCGCCCCGCAGCGGATCGAATATTGCTCTTGCTATCGTCTGCCCATCGAGCACAAGGTTGATCTGCATCGGCGTACCGGACTGGTTGTTGGCCAACAGGCCGTTTACGACGCCGACGGAGGACTTTGCCATACCGGACACAGAGAAGGACGTTGTGCCGAAGCTCATCTGTTCTTCGATATCTTTCCGCACCCCGAGCATTTCCCTGTCGAATCCCTGCCCAAGTCCTTCTGCCATGTAGCCGCCGATTCCGGCGAAGACTTTAGACGGGGACGCAATACCGAGGATGCTCTTGACGCCGCTCACAAGGCCATTGACCATATCGCTTACCGTCCGCTTTAGGCTCTCCCACATATGCAGAAATCCGTTTTTGATACCGTCAACGATATTTGTTCCGATGCTGCCCCAATCGTAGCCGAGGAACGTATCTACAATCGATTGGATCAGCGTTGGAATTGCCAGAATCAACTCCGGGATTGCGCTAATAAGGCCCTCAATAAGCGCCATAATGATTTGCGGGCCGGACATGATGATCTGCGGAAGATTGTCAAGAATTCCCTGCACGATTCCGATAATAAGCTTTGGTGCAGCCGCAGTAAGCTGCGGAATGGATTTAATCAGGCCGTCGACGAGCGACATGACAAGCTTTACGCCGGATTCGATGATTTTGGGGAAGTTTTCAATAAGCGCGGTGATGAGATTTGTGATAAGCTTGGGAGCCACCTCAAGCAGCCTCGGGACGGCATCAATGATCCCGTCCGCCAGAGCGAGGATGATCTCAAGCGCCGCATCTACCAAATTCCCGAGATTGCCAGGGTCGGTCAGCGTCTCAGCGATTTTGATGATTGCTTCTGTTGCCGCCGGGATCAATTCCGGAAGCGTCTCCGTAATGCCTTGTACCAGAGAGATAACAACATCTATACCGGTTTGAATGATTTCCGGCAGAAGCTCGACTATGGCCGGAACGAGAATCCCAATTGCCGTCGGCGCGATATCGCCCAGAACGGTAAGGATCTCCGGGAGCGCGGACATAAGCCCAGTAACCAGATTTGATGCGCCCTCAATAAGCGAGGGAAGGGTGGATCCGAGTATGCCCGGAAGCTGCGTGCTTACGGTTACCATCAGCGTAGTAATCGCCTCCACAATGCGCGGCAAAAGCTCCTGAATGCGCGGGATCAGGTTATTGCCCGCAACGACAATGGAATCCGTGAAGTTGCCCACGAGAGTTCCGAGATTCTGATCCGGGTCGGCGAGGCCGGTCACGAGGTTCTTCCATGCGGCTTTTACCATACCGAACGAGCCTTGAATTGTGGACGCGGCTTCTTTTGCGGTCGTTCCGGTGATGCCCATTTCGGTCTGCACGACATGGATCGCGTCCACGATATCCGCATAGCTGGAAATGTCGTACTTGATTCCGGAGATTTTCTCCGCGTCTTCAAGGAGCCGCTGCATTTCGGCCTGCGTGCCGCCGTAACCGAGCTTGAGGTTATCAAGCATCGTATAGTTTGATTTTGCGAAGCCCTGATATGCATTTTGGATTAAAGTCATGTCCGATCCCATTTTGTTGGCATTATCGGACATATCAGTCAGCGCCAAATTTGCCTTTTCCGCCGCTGCACTGGTGTCGCCGTCGAGGGACTGCAGCAGGGATGCAGAAAAACTCGTAACCGTTTCCATGTACTCATTTGCGGACAACCCAGCGGTTTTATACGCGTTGTTTGCGTACTCCATGACTTTATCTTGGCTATCCTTAAAAAGCGTCTCCACTCCGCCGACAAGCTGCTCGTAGTCCGCATATGCTTGGATTGCCTTTGTTCCAATCGTGCCGATTGCCGTCGCCGCTGCCGTCACGCCGACTACCGCAGCCTTGCCGACAGTGGCAAGGCCGTTTTTAATCTTCTCGCCGAGGCCGGATGTTTTCTTCCCGGTTTCGTCGATGCCCTTGTCGGCCTCTGACGTATCGGCGCCGATTTTTACAAAAAGTTCAAACAGATTCATCTTTGGATTTTTTCACCTTCAATCCGCACCGGCGCACAACGTCGGCGGTGATTTCCTCACAGGTTCGGTTGTCCTGCGGCTTCGGGCTAATAAGATCGGTGTACTTTGTCTGTGCAAAGCTTCCGCCCGCGAATTTCGCTGTGTTTTCCGTGATCGTGCGCATACACTCCGCCGCATAAATGCGAAAGGCTGATTCCTCGTTCTGCCGCTTTATTAAAATCGGCAAAAGGCGAATCAGCCCTCCGGCGCTTATTTTTGGAGCTGCCAGAAGCGCAAGCGTTACGCTTTCGCCTCCGACGCGCACGACTTGAAAAAATCAGTGAGATCTTTGTCCTCGGCCAGTTCCCGGATCTGCCGCATTGTAACGAGAACGTTCTGCTCCCGGATCGCGTCAACTGTCACGCTGTTTATCACAGCCAGAATGCTGAACGCGTCCTCTCTATGCTTTTTCAGGATCAGCGGGATCCACTGGCCGATGCGCTGCACGCCGATTGCGTATCTCTCGCCGACAGTCTGCGTTTTTTCGTCGTCTGTCAGTTTTTTCAGGCTCCCCCTGAATTCTTCGTCGGACAGGATATTCAGCGTGTATACGCTGATCTCGCATAGGATATCCGCCGCCCTGTCGGTGCTGAATTCCGAAAGTTTCATGCTGCCCTCCTATCAGGCTTCTGCCGTACCGGCCTTGATGTACAGTTCATACGGCACGACATCCTGCTTTGAGATCGAATAATGCGCGGTGTATTCAAACGCCATCTGTCCCTTGCCCTTGTCGGCGGTTTTCAGCTGGAATCCGCCGGTAGAAAGCGCATTCATCATGCGGATCGCGATAAACCCGCCGTTATTCGCGCCGTTCTTGTCGGAGTAGTCCCCAACAATCCAAATGTCAGAAAAATCAGCACTGGACAGGTCTCGGCGCGGGACGACCTTGGTTGTGTCCGTGCCGTCGATGTCCGCCGCCGCCATAAGGGATTTGGCAGATGTGGTCGTCACCGTGACAAACGTTCCGGAACACTTTACGTCCACGTCATCCAGCCGTTTCAGCTCGAGTGTATTCTTGGGGCAATTGTCGACATCTTCGCCGTAGTCAGAGAACGTCGGTGTCGCCGTGAACGTAATGCCTCCGGTGGTAGCGCCCAGCTGATTTTCTGGTTCAAACGCACCGGTCGCCGGTGTGAAATCGCTCAGAATTACACCGGCGTTGATTTGTAGCTGCTTGAAGGTATCAGCAGGTATTTTTGTGAATTTCGCCATGAAATCAGTCCTTTCAGTTTGCGGTGATGTACTCGATTGTAATGTTCAAGTACCGCCGCTTGATATTTGCATCAGAATCGTCCCGGACGTTCTGACACCACGGAGATCCGCGCTTGATCCAGATTGCGCCGTCGTCACACGGCACAAACACGCCGCCCAAGCCGATAGCGTCCGAGATTTCCTGCGCTTTCGCGTTCGGTTCTGCTTCCTGCGTGGTGTAGTACCACAGATTTACTGTCAGGCCGATTTCTCCGCTGTCCCACGCGCCTGTGATCAGTTCATAGGTCAGCCACGGGAAAACGGCGTCGTCCGGCACGCCGGACGCGGGATAGGCCGTCAGGAATTGTGAGAACCACGCGTGCAATGCTTTGTCTTTTGTCATGTTGGCAGTGCTTTCTTTTCAGCAGTGAAGTATTTCAGGGCAAAGCTAGCGGACTTCGGCGTCTGTTTGTCCTTCGGCTCGGACGTGACGCGGTACGTCTCGCCGGTCGTCTTGTCGCGGAAGAAGTCGTTATAATCGATTGGTACGGCTTTTTGCACAAGCACCGAGTAAACGCTTGTCACGCCCTCTTTCTCCGCTCTGCGCGCCTCCATGGACGTGTCAAGCGCCTGATAGTTCATAAACTCCGCGCCATCCGTCCATGTGGTGATATATCCGCCCGCTCCATCCGGTGTGCGGCTTTTTTCGAGCAGCACGCACGGCCTTGCGAAATCATCAAGTAGGCTCATATCAGATCTTCCTCCATTGGTTCATGCGCGACTTAAACGTCGTCTGCCATGTCACAGTCCCATTCGCGGAGGCACTTCCCTTTGAGTAGCTATACCCGCCGAAGCTTTCCGAGGTGAACGGGCTTGCTGCTGCGTCGCCGTTTTTCTCCTGCCACGCCTTGATTTCCTCTCCCAAGCAGAGAAGTGCGGGAGGAACAGACATCGGCCAGATAGAGCCGTCAAATGTCTCGTCCGCCATCCCGTAATCCGGGTATCGGTGAACTCCGTCGTTGAAAACAGATCCCACCACACGGAAAAACTGCCCGTTTTGCAAAAACGGCAGTGTGATGCTGCCGTTTTCGACCGTGTACGTGCCACTGATTCTATCAGTTTCAAACCAGTTCCGAAGCACGCCACATAATTCAGTCAGCATCACACCGCCACCCCCATTACTTCGCCGTTACCGTCGCATTGCCAGCCTTCTGCGCTTTGTAAGTCGCGTCAGCCTCAACGACTGTGATCTTCTTGCCCGTCGCTGCCGTGACATCGGACTTGCCGTCCCACGTCGGCCACGTTCTGACGTTCTGGCCGTAGGTGATAGTCTCAGCCGAATCGCCTACCTTGTACTTGTAGACGTTGCCGCTTGCTTCCTTCGCGGGTGTTACCGTGATCTTCGTGTCACCTGTCGCCGTGCCCGCCGCAGAGGTAACCGTCAGCATGCCGAGCGACGGGGTCTCGTCAATATCAGCAACGGCAATGCCGTCCTGATACTCCGCGAACAGGGTCATGCCCATGATCGCAAAGGACTCGGAGACCGCAGTGGAGTAGTTGCCCTGCACATGGAATCCAACAAGGTTGGTTTCGCCATCAGTTCTGTAGTCAAGACCGGCACGGGCGAAATCGCTGTCAGCCGGGTCGATATAGTACAGAACGATGTTTTCAACTGGCGTTGCGATCACGCGGCCGCGCTTGATCTCATCGTCGGACAGCAGGAAAACCGTGCTGTAGCCCATGAAATTCTTGATGTACTGGAATCCGAACTCGGTCTGAATGGTGATGTCTGCGCCACCGAGGTAATCGTACAGGTCCATCACGTTCACGAAGCCGACAACGTTGGTCGCGGTGCGGTGCATCTGCTTGAACTTGTTGATGACTGCGCCCTTCGCCATTGCAAGCGCGCGCTGCCAGTTGGTTTCGCTGACGGTCAGCAGGCCGGTATTCAGATAATCGTAGAAACGATTGGTGACATTGGTCTGCAGCTCATACAGGAACGCCTCGTCGGTCATTGCGACGGCAACGTCATAGCCGTATTCCTTGATCGCCTCGATGGAAACAGCCTTTGCGTACTTTTCGACGTTGATGTTCGCATAGTCCTTCTCGATGACAGTCGCTTTGGAGTAGGGAATCTCTTCGCCCTCGCCGACGCTCTGCGCGAGCGTCACGCTTGCAGTCTTGGATTTCAGGACGGTGCCCGGCTGCTTTTTGATGGGGCGCATAATGCCCAGAATGTCGCGCAGGTGCTGCCAGTTCCGCGCAAAGCGGGTTACAAAATCGATTTCACGAGCAGTTACCTGAACGTCGCTCGTCATGGTCAGGTTGTTTTTTGCTGCCATATTATTCTTCCTTTCCGAACAAATTGAGATTTGCGGCAATTGCTGCCTGCCGTTCAGACGCGTCCCTGATTTTGAAGATGTCGTCCCGGCTCATAGCGCCGCCGTTGTTTGCGGGCGGATCTTTGGTGTCCGCGCCCTTCTGTTTCGTGGTAACAACAAAATCTGCCCACTCTTCCTTGATGGACTTCTTCAAATCATCGGCGTTCTTGATCTTGCCGTCTTCCAATTCAACCGAGGAAAGATCGGTGACCTTCAAAACAGAATCGATGCGTTTTTCGCTGATACCCGCAGACTTCAAAAGTTCCCGATACGCGGATTCTTTCGCGCTCTTGGTTTCCTTCTGCATCTGCTCTCTTTTGTAGTCGTCAAATTCCTTTTTGACCTTATCGTGCTTATCCTTCCAGCCATCGTCACCTTTGGCTTTCAGGCTTTCAAGCTCCGCCTCTACTCCGGGGAGCTTTTCGGCGTCCGCCTTATACCGTGCAAGGTCGCTTTTCAGCCCGTCTACGGTATCGGTGTGCGCCTCAATGATCGTATCCATCTGCTCTTCTGTCAGCCCCATGCCCTTCAGGAGCTTGCGCGTCAGTGCCATGTTCTATCTTCCTTTCCCTTGTCGGCGGTGCTTTGCCGCGACAGAACAAAAAATGTGGCAACAGTCATTTCTTTGCTGTTACCACACTTATACCGTATATTTATGGCTCTGGGACGCAATCTTTATCCGTTTTTCATCTCATCTTCGACGATTTGCCGGTATTGCGCCGCATAGTTCGCCGCTGCGGGCTTCAGATACGGCTGTGCTTTATTGCCCGCCGTCCAGTGCCAGTTCCCCTTCGCGTCCTGATACGCCCACGGCGTAGGTCTCCCGCCCGGATAATACTTTCCGGTTCCGAGTTCGACGTATACGGCATATTCCGTGTCACTTCCGATGTATGCAGCCGGTTCCCCTTCATCTACGCGGTGCATGATGCTGTTCCTCAGATTGCCGGTGTCCACCGGGCAAAGCCGCTTCGCGTACTTTTCCGCCGTCATGCCGATCTTTTCTAGGGCGCGAATCAGCGCGTTTTTCATATTGTCCTTGATTTCCTCTGAGTTATCGATAAATTTAACGTCCATTTTTCTTTTTCCACCCTGCCCATTCAGCATAGCTCATGTTCTCAATCAGCTTATTCCGTCCGGTCGCCTGGTTTCTGGCGCGGCGCTTGCCTCCGGAGGTGTCAATTCCTTCAATCTCGGATACCAACGTGCAGCGGCAGTTATAGATTTCGGACGGTGGGCCGTTTGGGTCGCCTGGGTAGCGGCAGCCGTTGGAGAACTTTTTGTCGTTGTCTACGATCTCGCCGTCGAGCATGGCGTGGGAGTGGCGGGTTCTTCCGTCGAGCGTCGCCATCCATTGTTTTCTGCACTTGATTCCCATTTTCTCAGCGGCATAATAGGAATCTAGCCGTCCGGCGTTCTGCGCGCCCGTGACGGCTGTGCGTGCCGTCCGGATGGCGCTGTCGCGGTTCATGGTGGTGATACGACTTTGCAGATCATCTGCCATGCCCTTGATGCTTCTGCCCTGTAAGATGGAGCTGGTGACACTGGCGGTTATCTGCTTTTTCCCGTATGCGAGATCAATCCCACGTTTGAGTGCTCGCTTCTCCGGGTAGGATGGCATAAGGCCCGGCTGCTCGGAAACCAGGCGCTTCACAACCCGCTCATCCCAGAGATCGAATCCAACGTCCCCCGCCACCTGCTCGATCATATAGGCTGCTAGGTTCCTGTTCAGGCTGTAAATCCCCGGCGTTGCGTCGTTGATATAGGCGATTGCGGTTGCGTTTGCATTCGTCATTCGCTCTGCGACTTTATCCCTTAGCGCTTCAAACCGCTTCCCGCGTCCAATCTGAGCAGCACGCCACAGCTTGTATTGATCCTCCGAGATCTCCCCAGCGTCCAGCCGCGCCTTTTCCACCGCGTCACGCGCTGCAAATTTACCGAAGTAATCCCTGATCGTATCCGTCAGATCGTTATACGCTTCCCTGTATATCGCAGCAATCCGCTTTTCAAGCTTTGCGAGCTCTGCGTCGGTCATTTTCTGCCCGGCGGTGTTGCTTGTGCTCATACATTTCTATCCGCCTCGCCGAGCACGGCGCAGACGATGGTAACGATGATAGTCTTGGTGTCCATGGTGTTCCCCCCTTCTGCGTTATCAGATCGGCACGAAGGCCGCATCCGTCCACTTTGCCGTCGCGCCTGCTTCGCCCATCCAGACCTTGATCACGCCGTTGTGCGTGTAGTAGGCGTTCTGGATCAGCGCCATGCCGGAGGACCACACGATGGGATTGTCCGCCGTGCCTGCTTTCACGGCCTGCTCGACGTACTCCTGCCGCACCAAGATCTTGTTGACGTAGATATTCCGCCAGTCGTAGCCCAGCTTGTCCGACTGCGTCACGTCCTCCGTGATGCCGCCTGCGGCCTGCACCAGCTTGCCGTCCTTGATGGCGGTTTTGATCTGCGTAAGCTTAGTTTCCGTCATATGCTGCCTCCAGTTCCGCCAGCACGTCGCTGGCTGTTTTTTTGCCCATCTTGCAGGTGCACGTGCCGTCGCGGTTATCCGTGATCGGGCCTTCGACGCAGTAATCGGAGTTGTCCCACTCCTGCACAGATTCCTGTGTTTCTCCCGTCGGCTTGCCGCTTTCATCGTATACCGGGATGGTGTCGCGTTCGACGATATACCAATGCAGTCCGTTCACAAACAGCTGCACGGCAGCTGCATGCGTCGTTTCTAGCGTGACGGCCTTGCTTTCACGCCCGTTCCAGTCCCGATCAACAAGCTTTCCGTCGATACTTGCCGGGTGTTCTGTGCCATTTGCCTTAAAATAGATCATATATACCTCCGTCATAATGTTTTGAGGGTTACATCCGCCTTGCTCCCATATTCTGATCCGCTGGATCTGTTTATAACAATATTGCAGTTTCCCATCAGCAGATACTCGTAGTTAACCATGCCCTGCGTGCCGTACTTCTTTTCAGCCACAGTGAGGCCGTCTATGAATATTTTTGCAACAGAATTGGAAGCCCCTCCCGCCACTAGCGTAATGGACGTTCCCCTCTCCAGTTCAAACGTCCCTTCGGTTCTTTTTTCCCCTTTTATAAGTACATAGCCCCAGTTATTTGCACTCGCATTTTTTGTCGTCACGGTAACTTGCACTGGGTAGCTTAATTTGATATTGTACGACGTTCCGCCAACCATCGTTCTTCCACCGTAAAGCCTGTAACCAGTTCCATCAATCTTTGTGGTGCCGCTTTTAACCGTGTAGGCCGTGCCGTTAATCAGTGTTCTATGACCCATACTCGCAAGCCTCATTCATACTGCCACGCGATTTGGCCGTTGGCAATCGGCGTGGTTTCTGCCGCAAACAGCGCTTCGCCGCGTGCCATGTAGGACGTGTAGTTTGCGTCGGCAGCGTTGACGTTCGTCGTACGGTTCATCCGGGCGTTGACGGATACATTGTCTACGCTCCCAAGCCCGACGTCGGATTTTCCGAGCGTGACCGCGCCGGTCTTGCCGTTGACGGAGGTGACAGGGGCGGTTTTGAGGTAGTCCTTGCCCGCCACGGCCACCACCCACGCCGTCGGCTTGCCGCTTGCGTCGACCGCCTTGACCTTGATAAGGTCGCCGACCTTCGCCCCGGAGTCCAAAAGCACGTCCTGCTTGCCGCTCCATGCGGCTTTGTTTCCGCGCACGTCGCCGATGGCCTCGTCGATCTGCGCGCCGGTATACTGGCTGTTGTACGCCATGCGATCACTCCTTCATGCACAGGAAATCCTCTCCGTCAGCCGTTTTCATGGTCTGCGACTGTCCGGACGGGATAAATCCATAATTGTCATTCCAGCTGCCGTCCGCGCCCTGCGCGAACAGAGAAATTCTGTATTCTCCGTCTCCGGAAAGCAGAAAATCGTCGTATACCTCAAAGGTGCGCTGCGTGCCCGCCGGGGTCTGGGAGAAGGACGCGATCAAAGCGCCCTTCCCGCGGCCCCAATCCTCGCCGGACTTCGTCGCGCGGCACTCAAAAGCCGTATAGGCGATGTCCGACGAGAATGTGACGGTGATCGAGTCGAATCCCGAGACTGCCGATATCTTGTTTCCGGTAATGGAGAAGGTCAACTCCGGCGCGGCCATTAGGCTGCGCTCCACGTCCCGGCGGCGTTTTTGACGAAGACCTTCACGATCTTCACGCCGTCGCCGGAAGACGCTGTTTCGAGGTCTGCGCCCTTGATGGTGACGTTGATGGCGGTGTTCTTCTTGTAGCCGCCCTCCGTGCCGCTGACGTTGGTGGAGCCGCCCGTCGTCGGGATCTGCGTGCCCGCCGTGTGCAGGCTGCTCGTCGCCGGGACGACGCGGACGGTGTATTCCTCAAAGTCCACATCGCAGACGAAGGAGAACGCCGCTGCGTCGTAGCCCGTTACCTTGGAAATGCGGCTCTTGTCGGGGCCGGTGATGGTCACGGCGGGAATCGTGGAATTGAGCGTGATGGAGTCGCTGGCCGCAGCCGATTCGTTGCCGACGTCGTCGCGCACCTTTACATAGATCGTCTTCAGGCCGTCGCCGTCCGGGAGCGTAATGGATTTTGTTGCGGCGAACGTCTCCCACGACGCATCTGCTTCCTTTGCCGCCGCCTTTGTGCCCCAGATCTTCATCTGGTAGCCGGTCGTCGCGGCGTCGGTGACTGAGATCTTCGCGGTGACGGTCGCGCTGGTCGCGTACTGCGCGCCGTCATTCAGGATGATCGATAGACCGGCAGGTGCCAGCGTATCGAGTGTCAGATTGAAAAAACTTGCCATCTGGATTTATCCCCTTTCTTCGCTTGTGAGTTCAATGTACAAAAATCCGCCCGGTCTTTCGTAGATGGTTTTCGTGCCCAGATGGGCGGATTTGATGCCCATAGAGCCGATGAACAGCTCCAGAATGCGTTTGATTCCAACTGCCAGCATGTTATCCCTCCAACAGATACAGTGTCCGCGCGTCCTTTTTGTCCAGCGCGTCATAGTCCGATTTTGTCAGCACGCGGATCTCATCGATCTGCGCCGATGCAATGCTTCCTCCGCCGGAGCCGCCGCCAGCACGCACGGAAACGTTAAAGGAAACGTCGATCGGATCGCGGTTCTTGAGTTCAAATTCAATGCCGCCCATCACAACACCGCCTTTGATAGCGCGTGCGCAACGTCGATCTGCTTGATCTCCGAGCCAATCACGTCACCGCTCTTGAATTTCACGCGCACCTGCATCTGGCAGAGTTTCGGGAGCCGAAAGGTCTCCTGCTGGGTGAGGGGAATGTGGAACTTTCCATCCGAGTATTCCGCGTCCCCCGGATAAATTTTTTTGAAATTGAATAAAGTGAACTCAACCGCCTTGATATCCGCAATATTGATGGGGGAACCGTTGTTTTTGATTGTAACATCGAGGCTGTACGCATCACCCTGTACCATGCTGCTCATACGTCTATTCCTCCATATCTTTCGTGGAATATCGCTCTAATTCTTCCGCGCTTTTTCTCTTCAAAATGTTTGCGATTTCCTCCTGCGTAAGCCACGGCAGCTTGCTCAGAATCGTTTCGTCGTCAAGGTAGCTCGCGGCAAGCAACACCATCTGCGTCTGCTCCAGCTGGTTTACGATCTTCGAGCGCGTAAATGTCGGCTCATCGTCAATGCCGATCAGCGCAAAAAGCTGATACAGGAAATCACCGACGCAGTATTCAAATTCGTCGACCTTGTTGTCCATCTGCTGGTATGCCGCTGTGATCTCGGTTGCCGTCTTTTGCCCGCCCTGTATTTTCGTGGTGTCCAGCATTTGGAAGTCCCTGTAAAGATCGTCGCTGAGTCTGCTCAGCAGCGCTTCCCGCGCCTCGACTGGAATCGTAAGCGTGTGGGCCTCCGCCTTTGCGCCGTCGTCGTCCACAAGGCCGACTCCGATCCGCCGCATAGTTTCTTTGAACCGCGCCATATCGATTTCGTCCATGCCGCCTGCGTTGGAGATCGTCCAGTAGATAATCGATGCGTCATCTACGGTATCCGCGAAACCGGATTTGATCAGATCATAGCAGTCGATTGCCTCGCGTTGGCCAACAAGCTCGGACTGCCGGGCGCGATTGCCGTACATGGGGATGATCGGGAATCCGGGGTAATTCTGATACTCCAAGATTTCTGTTCCGTCCACCTCAGACGAGGCTTCGACGGAGATATAGCCGCGTTTCGGTGCTAAAATCTCCATCTCTTTCCCGCTCCTGCGGATGAATTGTGTGAATCCGTCCGGCTCGTACAGTGTCGCCCGCAGCGGCTTGTTCGCCGCCACCTGCCAGAACCGAATACCGGCGCGAAGCGATCCGTTTTCCTCATCCAGCATCGGAACGAAGTCCAAAACCGTGAACACTTCCAGATGATCGAGGTTCCAGAAGCCATAAGCCACGCCGCCGACAAGCGCCGAGCGCGCCAGATCCTGAATCTGATTGTCAAATTTTTTGCCGAGCCGCTTCTTGTTCTCGGCGTTTTTCAGTATCACGCCGTTGCTGAGCAGATACTGTGTTTCCTGCCGCATGAAAATCGGGAAGAATGCGCTGCGGAGCTTGTAATTTGCGCTATAGTTATCCGGGATAGCCTTCCCAGACAGCGTATAAAGCAGCTTCTGCACGGTAATGATGGTCACATTTCGGTGCTCGTCGTATTCCCGCGCAATTTTTGCCTGCTGGTACAGATCCGAGTTTTTATGATCGTTGATCGCCGCCAGAACAAATTCCATTCTGTCCCGATCCGATTTTTCGGCAACCTCTAAAAAATCCTGATATGTTTTCATCTTTTACCTCACCGCGCCAGCTCCGGCACAAATCTGTGTTCTTTGAAGTGCTTTTTCAAAACCGTCATCACCATGTACCTGATTTCGTCCATAGCGTGGTCGTTTTCCTTCACGACGCGGTCAGATTCTGCTTTTTCGTCCCACCTGTAAAGCCCGAATTCGCGGATGGCGTCTTTACAGCCCGCATGAATCTTGATTCTTCCATCACGCAGGAAGTCTGACGTTGTGCGGATCCCGTTCAAAACGTCGTTGTCCGCGTGCCGGACTTTAAATCCGCCCCTTCTGCGCAGCGCTTCAATGAACGATGCGGCAGACGGATCCACGACAACGGCCCTGATTGGCTTATCTCCTGCAAGCCGTTCTACCATGTCGCAGTATTCCTCATCTGTTTTCTGCTTCTTTTCCTCGCGGCCGCTGTAATAGATCTCCGCGATTCTGACTGCACATTTCTTCCCAACGCACCATAACCCGGCAGAAAACGGGTTCAGCGTGCCATAGTCTATAGATATATAATAATCTCCGGTGTCCGGGGTATCCTGCGTGATGCAGCCATCTCCAAACATCGGATATACCAGTCCTTCGGCGCGTACCCAGAGGCCGAGAATGTAGCGGTCGTAATAAACCGTCCCTTCGTATTCTTTTTTCAGATTTTCTTTAAAAGATTCCGGCAGGAACGGATTGTCGTCGATCGTATATGTCTGGCTGAAAATATCCGCGTTGCTATCGAGGAATTTTTTCAGCCAGTGGTCAGGATATTGCGGATTGAACGTCCCATCAAAACAGGAGTATTCCTTATCAAGACGGCTTTTTAGCAGTGCGAAGACTTCTTCCGACCAGTCCGCAACCTCGTCGCCGTAGCAATATTTAATCGACGCGCCGCGGATCTTTGACACCTGAGAAACCTTTTCCGCACCGAGGCAATAGCACTTTTCTCCGAAAATCCACGCCGTGTTGTCGCTGGAGATTGTTCCGACGAGCATATCGCCATACAGGTTCCGCATCGGCTCCAGCACATTTCGCTCAATCGTGGATTTTGTTACGCCGAGAATGACGGCCAGACCATCTTTCCCGATTCGCTCACGAATCCGGATCGGTATGATCCATCGAAAATCTAGGTAAGTCTTCCCGCTTCTGGTGGCTCCGCCCTTGAAATTCCATCGATGCGTCCCGTATTTTACAAATTCACGTTGTTTCGGACTTAACAGCATCTTGGAACTCCTTCAGCATCGAATCAAGCTTCTCCATTGTCGTCCTGTTGCGGTCGGAAGCAGCTGCGTAGCGTTTCATAAGGCTGTCACCGGCTTTCAGCCGGTCGGATAGAGATGCGTCCATGCCGAACTGGTCTTTGATCTCACCGCGCATGACCGCAGTGTAAAATTTCAGAATTTCGTTTGAATCCGCAACCTGCGCCGCTTCCTGTTCGTCCAGCCTGCGCTTTATATACGCAGAAATAGCTGGTTTTGATAGGTTTTCTGCCGCAATCACTCTGCATGATGTTTCTTTGTACCCGGCCTTTTTCGCTGCTTCTGTCGCGTTTCCGGATTTCAGATATTCTTCGCAGAATCGTCTCTGCTTCGGCGTAAGCTTTTCATCCGCCATCGCTGTAAAGCCCGGCCAGCAGCTTCACCACATCCGCAATCTGGTACGTTTCCAGCAGAGTGACGTTCTTCGGCTTTTCATCAGGTCGATATTCGTAAACCATGTATTTCGTCACCATCCTGTCATTTTTCGCGGAATAGATCTGCATTTGATTGATTTTTATTTTGATTCCGTTGTACAAGAGCGCTGTTTGCAGCTTGTGTGCAAGGGCGCGCAAACTCGCCATAGCCGCTCCTTTCTGCCTCATTCTTTCGTTCTCGTGTCTCCGTGTGTGAATAAATATATTTATTCACACCGGAGAACACGAGAACAGGAGGAGGAGGTTTCCGCAGAACGCTGCGGTGCCGATGAAGAAGGGCGTAGAGTTGATCTCTACGCCCTTATAGTAAATGTTAAATTTGGCTCTGGGACGCAGACTTTTTCACAAAAGCCCTCTTTTTTGCCCCACAAGGCGAATAAATTGCCTGTGCCACTCCTGCGCAGTGCGTTCGGACACATAAACCGCCATCGCAGCGCCCTGTAAGGTGTGCGTCCGCTTCCAAAGAACCAAGTCTATGAGCCGGAGTCGCTCCGCGCCGTCAACGAGCTGTTCCGTCTCCGCGATTGCATCCGCAACGGCAGCGCGCTCGGCCTTCGTCATCAGCCCGCCGCCCTTATAGCTGCGGATCATCCATTTTGCATAGGCCCACCAGCCGTATCGCGGCGTGCTCATCAGTAATGTTGCCTCCCTTCGCGCTTTGCGCGGTTCGCATCGTGCAGCGTCCGCATACAGCCCCGTGTCGTTGCATATCTCGCCGCGTCCTTTGATTTCTCCTGCTTGTATCTGTCCGCCTCCCGGCGGAATGCTATGTATCGGGTGCAGTCCGTGTGACAGCCGGTGTGCCTGTCCGCACAGCCTTTGCACGGAGCCTGCACCGGTGTAAGCCCTAGATTTCCCTGCATTCGTCCACCCTCACGCATACGCGCTTGCCGCCCACCTCGACGACATAGCCCGTCCGGTTTGTCCTGTATTTGTATTTCTCGGCAGGATACACCCGCCCGCAGACAGGCCGCATTTCCGGGTATACCGGGATCGAGCACGTGATCAGGATCCGCACGCGCTCCGCCCGGCCCATCACTGCTTCCCCATGTGCCGTCCAGGCGCACGCCTCGCTGCAAAAATTGTATTTTGCCTTGTACTTCGATGGTACGCGCATAAACGTTTTCCCGCAGGCATCGCACGTCAGCTGCATCGGCGGCCTTGGCGGCTTGCGCTGCGTCTTTCTCATAGCTTTATCCCCTTTATGTACTTGTCGAAGTACGTCACGGCGACAGCCATCGCCGCCCACATATCCGCCGAGAAGCCGTAGAAGAAGCCGGGGTTCTTCTTTGTGCCCTTGCCGAAGTTCGGCTGGCCGGGCGCATAGCGGTCGACGAGGGCTTGTCTGATGTTCACATCCTTCGCCGACGCTCTGCCGCAAAGGTAAAGCTTCTCTTCACGGCGGAAGATCTTCTGCATTGGTCGCGGCTCTCCGTGGCTGTCTACATACTCCCAAAAACGCCCAATCCAAAAGCAGGTATCAAATACTTCTGCACCTACCGGCATTCCCATACCGGCAACCATTTCAATTGCAAAATGATCATAAAAGTCATATGGCGTAACAATCACGCCAAACATATCTTCGTTCGATTTCTTCCCGACTTTCAGCACGCGGCGGATCTCTTCGCCGTCGTGTTCTACCACGACGTAGCCGCTCTGAGTGTTTCCGGGGTCAATCGCCAGAATTGTGCCCATCAGGCCACCTCCTTTGTTCAAAGTCTTTGCAGTCCTCTCCGGAAAAGCCTGCTCGATCGATGCGATTGCTTCTTTCCTGATATCCGCGCCCTCGCCCAAGTCGTCTGCGTAGTGTTTGAAAATCTCTTTCAGATTCATCATGCGCCGTTCCCTCCATCCATCTTCGCGCCGCATAGTCTGCAATAATAGCTGTCGTTAGATTCTGCGTTGCCGCATTCACTACAAGTGAATACACCGTCTTCATGGTGAATCCACCGCCCATGTCGCACCTCCGCAACGTCGGCAGTGCGCTGACGAAGCAGGAGCGTTTTCACCCGCTGAGGTGTCCAGTTCGGATTTTCCGCGTTGCAGGCTTCAAAATCTGCCAGCGCCGCCTCGCGGCTGATGTAATCACTCATCATTTACCCTCCGGTTCCATGCCTCAACCGCTTCAATGTATGCGTTCGTGTTCCATGCTGTTTTCAGGGCGACGGATGTCCCGCATTTCCTGCATTTTACTTTAAGAACCATAATCTTCTTCCCGAAATTACATGAACCGCCTGTTTCTTCAACTTCACCGCCGCAGAACGGGCACGGTTTCAGCTCAGCCATCCTTCTTTCCCTCCAATCCCCATTCCTTCAAAACCATATCCCTGCGCACCATGCAGGCAGCATTTGCCGGAAACACAAACGTCTCATCCGTAGAACATCGTGCATAGTGCTCGCAGTGAAAGCATTCTCCCAGCACCAGCGCGGCCTGAACACCAAGTCCCTCGGCCTGCTTTTCCGGCGGCAAATCCTCCATAAATGCCGTACAATACGTGTCAGCCATCTTTCCGCGCCTCCATCTTCTCGAAATAGAACTCTATCGGTTTTTCGTTCTCAATGATGTTTCCATACACGATGCCGACCTTGTAGATGTAGTTCTCCCTGAGTTTGTGCGGGATCTCCTCGATATAGCGCCGGAATGTCTCCAGCGTGTTTGCCCTCTTGTAGTGGTTACACATCCGGCAGGCAGGCATAAGGTTGGAAATATCGTCCGTCCCTGCGTTTTCGGCGTTCCATGCACGTTTCGGCTTGAAATGATCGACTTGCATATCCTTGTAAGCGATTTCTCGCCCACAATACGCACAGTGGCCGTCATACTTCGCATAGACCGCTTCCCGTGTTTTCCTGCTGAAACTCATACTCCGTCCACTCCTTCAAAATACCGTTTCCGTTCTTCCTGCGTAGGCCAGTCTGGGTCGAGGCAACGCTTGCGGCGGTTCCGTTTCCATCCGCTGTAAATCTTCGCATCGCGCCCGTCGATGGTGTACCCAACGCCGCGTTCTGCCCGGTTGTGAACCAGAAGTGGTCGCGGATAATTCGGATTTCTTGCCCTCAGAACCTCATACTCGCCGACAGGTTCTTCGAGTTTCCAGCCACTTTGCTTCAAGTATGCTCTGAGGTCGGACAGCATCCCGTGTCTGACCGTCAATCTGTTCTTCATCTGCTACTCCATTTCCTGCAAAGCCTTCTCGGCTTCTTCGCGGCTAAAAAATACGGTTTTTCCTATGGAACTTTCCACGCATGGGCAGAACGGGTACGTTTCAATGTCCCACCGTCCCTGTATTGCGAAGTATTTCATGCTCCCGACTCGGTGCTCGAAGATTTCTCCGGCAAACACTCTGTATAATTTATCGCCGACTTTGCACGGCAGCACGACCACGCGCCCGTCCTTGTCGGCCTCGGCAAACTCTTTCAACCGTCCGACCGTCATGTTTTCCGCAGCCTGCGCGAAATCCCACAGATGCCAGGCATTTTCGCCCAGCTTACGCAGCATCTCCGGTGTCCATCCCGTATCCTCGTAGGCTTTCAGCCGTCCGTACAGATCGCGGGCCATCTTGCGGAAAATATCCTTGCCAAAGCCGTTGCTCGTTGGGCCGTTGATCAGCACGTTGAGCGTGCTGTCCCGGGACTGCTTCCAGTCGATTTTCTTGCCGCCAATCGCGGCGTGCAGAAATCGGTCGGTATCCGGGTCTACGTTGATATTAGGACTTGTCAATCGTTCCATATCTCTTCCTCCACATACCGCCAGCTCTGCGGCGGGCGGGTGATTGGCACTGGCTCCCAGCCGAATCTCGTCTGCCGCAGGCCGATAAACTCCCACAGATCGCGCGGGTGATCGTAAACGCGCAAATCTGAGATGTGCCAGCCGTATAATCCACGCGCACCATTTGCGTATTTTCGCATTTCCGCAGCAGACAAACACGTGTGTAAAACATCATCCTCGTCCAGCCAAAACCTGCTGTTTGAAAAAAGGTTCGTTACTCTGTTGCAGGTAAACTCCCCGATGACCTTGCCGCCGCCGTAAAACTGTGGCCTTGGATAGTCCGTCGCAATGAAGTCCTCGTGCGGATATTTTGGCAGCGTGCAGTAGATATAGCACTTAAACTGCGGAATGAGTTTTGGTCGCGTCTTGCGCACCTCAATCGTTTTCTCTCCGCTTATGATCTTCTCGCACCACTTCGGTCTGATGCTGATTAAAACAGCTATCATGCCTTTTCTCCTTCCTCCGATTCTTCCGGCAAGCCGCGCCATTCCCAGCAGCTGGAATCGCAGCACCCGGCGCATGGGCATCCTTCCTTCATGCAGTTCATACAGTCAAAAATAATATCACCGTCCGCACCGTCAAATTCGCAAAAATCGTTATGCTTGCAGTCCATGCAGTCATGCCGCTCTTTTATTTGCTCGATCAGCGCGTCCCTCTCGGCTTCTGCCTCCGCCTGCTTTCTCTGGGCGAGGGCAATCACCCTGTCCTTCCACTCAAGTTCTCTTCTGAGCCTTTTTATCTCGTCCGATTGCCCATCTGTCACCGCGCGCAGAAATTCAATGGATTTTTCATATGCTATTTTCTGCGGGCGTTTTACTTTCCCAAGACTCGCGCCTTCGCGGAGCGCCACATTCTCGGCGGTCAGGCGCTCGATGAGGTCAGCTGCATCCGTGCTGAGCCTGTCGGCATCACACCCGAACCACTTCCGGAAATATCCGCACTTCAGGCAATCTCTGTCCGTTGCACTGCATACCGTAGATATGCACTGCAGCGCCTTCACGATCTCTTTTTCAGTCATAGGGTTTCTTCCTCCATTCCTTCAAGAACCATTTGTCCCGGCAAAACGCCGTCCTCCATGGTTCGTTCTAAGTCCATCGGTCCAGCTCCTCCATCAATGCCTTAAAAATCGGGTATGCCTGCTGCGGCACTACAGCGTTCCCGAGGCATTTAAGTCTGTCCACCCTAGCGGGAATCCCATGAGCCACTCTACCCACGTCGGGTTCAGCTGCCCACCAATCTGATCGTTGAGGTTGCACGCGCGGGCCGGATTTTCGTACCGCTTCCGCTGCCCTGTCCTGTAATCCCACGCACACGGTGTTGCAAACATCAGCTCCATTGCCACTCTCTGCGTCAGATTGCATTTGCCCGGATCTTTCTGCCGGCTTGGCGGCACAGAATGCAGCGTGTCTTTGCATTCGTTCGCACGCGGCGTCGGCCATAGCCCGCTCCGGATCAGTACCTGTGCCCCTAGATGCGTGCTCTTTTCTGGTGGTCTTCCGCTCGTCATCGCAGTCATGCCGCATTGTCCTGCCGTCGGTGTCGGCCACATCTGCGATTCCGACGAAGAATACTCTTGATCGTCTGTGCCACGCCCCGACAGCCGCAGCCTCAAAATTAAACACGACGACGTGATAGCCAGCACGCTCCAGATCCTTGACCACCTGCCCGGCGGCAATCTTGATGATTCCAGGAACGTTCTCACCGACAACGCAACGCGGGCGCAGCTCTCGGATAACTCGAAGCATCTCCGGCCAGAGGTATCGATCATCCCCTTTGCCCTTTTGCTTTCCAGCCACGGAGAAGGGCTGGCATGGGAATCCGCCGGAAAGAACGTCAACTGTTCGTAGGCCTGTCCGCTCATAAAAACTCTCCTTTGTCAGCGTCCGGACATCACGCCAGCGCGGCACGTCCGGCCAGTGCTTTTCCAGAACCTTCGTCGGGTAGTCGGCAAACTCACACTGCCCGACGGTCGTAAATCCGGCCCACTCGGCAGCCAGATCCAGCCCGCCGATCCCGGAAAACAGGCTCAGATGCGTCAGCATTTTGTTTCCTTTCCCGTCGGAGTCAGCTTCGCCAGCATGATCTGCCCCAGATCCGCCACATATACCAGCCGCCCGCGGCTGTACACCATCAGCTTGTCGCCCTGGATCTCCATCCGGTCGGCCTCGATGTTCGTCAGATCGTGGCAGCAATCGCAAACGAATCTCATGCTTTATCCTCCTTCCTGAATACCACAACCATACTTGGGAAAGGAGCGCTGTTTTTGCTTCCGCCAAACTTTAGACGCCCAGCGATAAAGCGGATCTCTCTCATCCCGTATATGTACCGATGGAACCACCGCGTATCTGTTCTTGCAGGAAGCAACATGACTACTGTCGCTCCATTTTCTGCGGATTCTGCCGCTTTTTGTACCCATTTCCCGATCTCGCGGCCATACGGAGGATTGCACCAACATACACCGGCCCATTCTTGCACGAGTCCGTCGTCATCAGGTGTAAAATATCGTGCGCATTTTGCGTTTTCTGGAATTGCGCAGACATCTGTCTCAAATGCGAACTCTTCGTTTAGTTCGTCAAAAAAGCCCTGTGGCGTCGCCCACAAGTCGGTTTCGCTTGAAAACATCAAGTCTTTGTTCATGTCTTATCCTCCTTGTTTTCCGCAAGCATTCGCTCGACCGCCTCCAGCTGGAACGCATCAAGTTCGTCCCCGTGGCGCTGTACGCCATGTTGCATCCGAGCGGCTCCCTTCGATACAGGCCCCTGCACACCGTAACCGGGCTTTGCAGCGCGGCCAAGCGCCGCAGGGCGTGTGCTGGCCTCTTTCAGCCAATCAAACACGATCCCCTTGTAATTTGCGGCCATAGAGCGGGTTATCACGTCGATCATTGCAGCCTCGCCATATTCCTCTGCGGCCTTCGTGATCTGTGTGACAAGGCTTTGCAGGCCAACAGGCTTATACTCCTCCCGTCGTTCGCCCTTGTATGCCACCCATTTTTCAACTGCTTCGCGCAGCGTGGGGGGAAGGGGGGAAAGAATACTGTCCTTGTCCTTTTCCTTTGTCCTTTTCCTTTGTCCATAGCTTTTTTTGCTTTCCTCGGAAAGCATTTGCTTTTTTTGCTTTTCGTTGCTTTCGTCAAAAGCATTTGCTTTGGATTCAGGCCGACCGCCCTGCTTTCCTGCCTCGCTTCTGGACGCGGAGACGGCTTTTTGCGCCGCTACGGATTCGTCAATGTCCCGTCGAATCGCAGGCCAAATGAAACGTTCACTCCCGCTGAACTCTGGCTCTGCTCCCGACTCGCGATAATCCATCGCGGCCAGCACCAAGCGCCCCACCTCAGCAGCACTGTACGCCTCGAAATAGCTCCTGTAACTCAGCCACAGCTTGACGTATTCCTTTTTATCTCCCATCCGTCAGCCCTCAGAACGGAAGCTCGTTTTCGTCGCCGATCTCCATCTGCGGCATATCCGGCGCAGAGAACGGAACCGGCGTTGTGCTCGGCAGCGGCCTGAACTCCGAAGATGCCGGTGCAGCGGCAGAAGCATTCTGCCCGTCCCGCTTGCTGTCGCCGAAATAAACGCTTTCTGCGACGATCTCTGCCGTTTTGCGCTTGTTCCCGTCCTTGTCTTCCCAGTTGCGGATCTGCAAACGGCCAGACACCACGGCCATGCGGCCCTTGGAGAAATACTTGCTGACGAACTCAGCCGTGCCGCGCCATGCGACGATATCCACGAAGTCCGTTTCCTTCTCCGCGCCCTGCGCCGCGAAATCGCGGTCGCAGGCAAGCGTGAAGGATACAACAGAATTTCCGCTTTGCGTCTGCCGAAGCTCCGGGTCACGGGTCAGACGGCCCATCAGGACGATTTTATTCAGCATTTGTAGCGCCCTCCATGACCTCGCCGGTTGCCTGATCGACCGGCATATCGTCTACCATTTCCGCATCTGCGACAACAGCGGGAACGCTGAACATATCGTCGCTAATCTCCGTCTTGATCGTGCTGTCCTGCGCGATCTGCCGAACAAATTCAGACTTCATCGGCGCGTATTTCAGAACCTTTTTCAGGACAGTCTTCTTCGCCATTTCCTCAAAATTGGTCTGCCACGGGCCGGAGCCGTATGCCTTGCTGTACTTCTGCGCATGGGCGCGAACATCGTCCAGCGTCATGATCTCGAATCCGTAGCCGCCGTCCTTTGTCTTGAACATCGCCCAGACGTTCACCGGGTCGCCGCGATCTCCGTTCAGCTTCGGGATAAATTTCAGGCTGCATTCTGTGCCATACTCTGCAATCAGTGTATCGTTCGCGTGTCCGACTTGTGCTTGGATCGTCTGGATCTCTCCGGAGCGGTATGCAAGATCGATCATGCCTTTGTACCCAAGCTGGAACTGACATTCAAGACGGTTCTGCTTCCCGTTCCAATACGGGATCAAGTATGCCTGCCCAAGCGGCGTGTTCGGCTCCAAGCCAAGCTGCGCGGCGGTCATCATCGCGCCGAGGAAAGATTGCGGCGTACACTGCGCCAGTTTCGGATTCGTGGAAAGCGCGGAAAGCGTGATCCGCGTGAACCGCTCCGGCGTCATGACGGAGGGAAGCGCTTTCTTGATCTCACCCTCCATCTGCTTGATATACTGCTGCATTGTCGGATTTCCGCCGCTCTGTGCCTTCATAGCCGTCTGCGCGGTTGCCTGCTGGATTTTGTTCATGATTCTTCCTCCTGTTTCATTTCTGTAATTTTGAATGGCCGGGCCTGCACCGTTTTATAAAACGGTGCCAAATCGATATCCGGGTATGCCTCTTTAAAGGCTTTGGGCTGAAACGTCTGCCGGTTTTGCTGCTTCCAAGAGACGTTGTAGCCGTTGCAGGCGGCCCGCTCTGCCGTGCCCATATCGAGCTTGATCGTGTTTTCAATCTCGCGGCTGCGCTCCGCCAGTGCCGCCGCCTGACGTTTGATCTGCATATACTCAGATAGCAGCTGTTCGCGTCCGAACAAATCAAGCTGTTCGCCGTTGCTATCGGCATAAACCGTGCTGATCGCGTCCGTCGTCGCCTCCGAACCGTCCGGTGCAGGCGGGGTGTCTTCCTCGACGCATCGCCAGAAAAGCTTCTCCGCCTCCATCAGCGCGGAGATTTCCGCCTCATCGCGCTCGAGCGTGTATGTAAAAAATCCGCGTCCGAAGACGAGAACCGCCAAATACCAACGGTCTAGGCCGGTGACGGCCAGATAATGCACGCACTGGCAATAATATTTCTCCGGGAAATCCACACCGTTGAACTGCCGAATGTCAAGTGTCGAGGTTGTCTTGCATTCCAGCCCTGCATTTTCGCTGGAAATTCGCCTGTCGATGTCTGCGTGCGCCCACGGATACGCGGGATTCCGAATGATGTAGTTGCAGCGCCGCACCTTTTTCCCGGACGCTTCTTCAAAGCGCTTCGCGACATACTCCTCGAGATCTCTGCCGATCCGCATAGCCTCTGTGTCTTCCTTTTCCGGGAGACGCCCAGTCTTATCCATCCATACCGTGTACGGGCTTGCAAAGCGGCTCATTCCGATAACAGCCGCCGCGTCACTCCCGCCGATGGACTTTCTGCGTTCCTCCAGCCATTCTTCGCGGCTCATCTTCGCCGTGGAGATTGTATCGAGCATTTACTCCACCTCCTGTTTCATCTTTCCCACCAGCCACAGCGGCGGGAACAAATAACGATCTTCGTCCTCCGGCTCGTCCGGCTCGTACTCCGGCTCCGGAATGCTCAAGTACAGGTTTTCGCCGTCATACGCCATTCCGGCTCACCTCCTGGCGTATCAGCGCTTCACAGAAGCTCTGAACCGTAGAATAGCCCAGCTTTTTCAGAAGCCTGTCCAGCTTCTTAGCCTGATCATCCGTCAGGCGGAAGTAATACCGGTTCGTCTTCTTCCTGCGCTCAACGCGGTTCTTGGGCGCGTCCAGCGCCTTGATCGCCGCCGCAGCGTCGGGGACAAGCTGCACACCGTATTTCTCCGGCGCTTCACACTGAGAAAGCAGGCATTTGTTAAACTTCGGGTAGTCGGCCCGAACCGCCTCGACACAGGCTTTCGCGCCGTGCCGGACGCGGGAATCCGTTAAACTTGACATAGGTTCCTTTCTGCCCTATAATAAAGGCGTCTTAAATTTCCTTTCGGCCTCTGTCGCGTTGCCGCGCGGCAGGGGTCATTTCTTTATGCCAGCCCATACAAGAGTGTCACGAGCGCGATGAAGCCAGTCACAACGCATTCATACGTCATTTCGGCCGTCCCGGCCATTGCTGACAGGATCATCGCTGCGCCGCTGACCCAAAGGCACAGGCCCTTGACGATCCGCCGCGCCGCCTTGCGGGCCTCCAATTCCTCCCGCAGCCGTTCCCGGCGTTCCTCGGTCGTTTCCTCCGGCTCATACCCGAGCCGCTCTGCAAGATTGGTTCTCATTCTGCTAACTCCTCCCTCCATACCGGGCTATCCTCCCGGTTTACGCAGTAGCGCATGGCTTTCTTGAATTCCTCGCCCATTCCCTGCTGGCAGAACGCGGCATAAAATATGTTCAGGATTCGCGCGGCAGCAGCGCTCAGTTCCAGCGCGCTGCCGGATAGCGCAGATACCGTTTTTTGCCGTCCATGCCGATCTCGACGTGTACCTTCCCGTTATCCATTGGTTTCCTCCTTCGTCTCCTGCATCCGCCTGACGAGCCGCGCCAGACGGGCGTTTTGTGTAACAAGCTTCTGCGCGTCCAGGTCCATCCCCTTGCGCTTGAGCCCGTTTATGATCTGCGCAGTCTGGCACTCACACACCAGCGCCGCCTCGATCAGATCATGCAGCTCCTGCCCGCTCAATGTGAGGGTGTAGGCCTTTTCCTCCGCCATGTTGCATCCTCCTCCTTTTCCTGTTCCCGGCGGTTCTGGCTTTCATTTGTTCCTCCTCATGCTCCGAGAAACCGCAAAAACGGTTCTCTCGGGATCTTCACTCTGTGCTTGCTTGTGCAGCAGACCGGGAAGCCCAGCTTTTCAGGCCGTTCCCTCGCCATCAAGCGAAGCCATTGCGGGTCACAGCCGAGCACCTGCGCCGCCTCGCTTGCGAGGATTGTGGGCTTTGACATTGCCCGGATATCGTCCAGCGTCATTTTTCCTCCTTTCTCGGCTTCAAAAGCTCGTCCACTGTGCAGCCGTACAGAGCTGCGATTTCGTGCAGGCGCGCTGCCTTCGGATACATCTGCCCGGTTTCCCACAGATAAACGGATGCGTCTGAAACCTTTAGCGCCTTGACTACCTGTTGAACGGTCAATCCAGCGGCAAGCCTCGCTTCCTTAAAACCCATGCCTTTACATACCTCCTGTCTGAGAATACTAAGTTTTTCTTGACAACTTAGTGAATTGTGTTATTATGAAAGTACCACCTATCATTATTTCACAATCCGATAAGTTGTCCGGGGCGGTGTTCTTTTCACGCCTCATAAGCCGAGGCATGAATCATGTGCAAGTCGTTCAGAGAAAGAATCAGGTTGTTCCTCAATCGGAATAAGCGTTACAAATCCATAGAAGAAAACGGTCTAAATGTGCTTGTCGAAACCGAAGGCTCGAAAGCACGCACGGAGAAAAGGCGGTTTCTTATCAACATGTTTTTCACCGTCGTATCTGCCGTCGCCGCAGTCGCTGCCGCGATATTCGCCGCCCTTACTTACATCAACTCGTAACGGAAGGCAATGACCGCACGCGCAATGGAACGTCCCGAACTGGTCATATCCGCAGTCTGAACCAACAATCTGAAATCCCCATATATACTTGTCTTTCTTCACGCCATCACCTCACTTGTAAGTTCCGCCCTAACGAAACCTAGTATACACTAAGTCACTCCTAGTGTCAATAAAAACTTTGTAATTGCTAGGTGTAAAGTTATACAAAAAGGAGTGTTGCTTTGTGGTTAAATCGCCCATAGTCGCACGAATCAACGCCCTGCTTGCTGCAAAAGGTATACCGAAACAGCAGTTTTATAAGGATTGCAGTATTACGTCTGCATCGTACTCTCTATGGAACACAGGGAAAACAAACCCTTCTATGAAAAATCTTAAAATTATCGCAGAATATCTCGGTGTATCAGTGGCCGACCTGCTGCCGGACGGGGAACTCGTTCCGCAGGAGGGCATAAAAAAAGACCCCATCCCGAAGGATGAGGCGGTGAGTCCTGCCGCGCAGGAGATATTAGACTTTCTGGATTCTGCGTCCGGCGAAGAACTCGCGGACGTGATCAAATATATCCGGTATTTGAAAAGCCAGAGGGGGCAAGCATGAAAATTCCGTCTTTTTCAGATTTCAAAGCGCAGCTCGACATCGAGGCCGCAGCATATGACTTTGAAAATGCGTTAACTGCATTTACTGCGGGAAATTCTCTCCCGTTTTCTGCGGAGCAGGTGTCTGCTCTTGCATCGTGCTCTGTCGCTGTTTCTCTTGTGCTTCTGCAACAATATCATACATGGCTTTCCGAAACGCTTCAGTCATTGCATGAATTGGAGTGAATGGCCTACTCATGCATACCCTCCTTAATCATTCTCAAAAGTTCTTCCTGTTCTTCAACCGAAAGTTCTAACACGATCCGCTTTAGCTGTGTGCGAATCTGCTCTATCTGGCTGCTATCATAGCACACTTCCTGTAAATTTTCCAGCATTGTGGCCTCCTATCTCCAAACTTCCAAATTTCGACGTCTATTTTTGTGCAGGTTCGGCATTGCTGTGGCTGGTTCTAGGTGGTAATATGTAATTTTTTACAGCGCTTGCATAGAAAACGCTGTAATCTGGTGGTGATTTCAGATTTTCAACTTTTTTAAGAACAACAAAAAGCCAAAATTCAAGATAGAAATGCACGCATTCGAAAACGGTCGCGAGGTCGAGCTCAAGCCTGATGCTTCACCATCGAGTGATATTCCGGACTTCGAAGAGATGAAGTTTATCAACGAGCATATCAAGCCGTATGAGGATATTATGATTGGCTTTTCCGTCGCGCTAAAAGAGCGGCATGGGCTTGACGAGGAAATCAGTCTTCTCGAATGCGAGATTTCCGCATATAACGATCTTCGGCAATTCTGTATATCTTGCGGAAGAAAACAGTATTTTGAAGAAGAGTGGGGAAGGCCCCTTCGGAAAATGCCAGGAGGAACTACATATATTACCCCAGCAACTGATCGTCTAAACTATTTAAAGGAAAACTATCAGGAGTTGAAGCAGCGAGAAAGTATAAGAGTTTCTATTCTTCCAACATTAGATGCAGATTTACTCGCTTTTATCTCTAAGGCCCAGCCAGTTTTACAAACCGATATATATAAGGCGTTTGATAATGCCATCAAGGAAGACATTAAAGAGCATCTTTATTTTCTGGATAAAAGCGGGCAGATATCCCGGGTAAAGCACGGAAGCACCTACGTTGTCTCGCTTCATATGTGTTTATAAGGCATTTTATTCCCACTCTCTTAATGCAGCACGTGCGGCCCCCGGCGTTCTTCCTGCTCCCGGCCTATGTCGGCGACGCAGGAAAAGAGCAGCGGCACGCCCTTGATGTAGTCCACGCTGACGCTGTGCACGTCTGTCAACTTCGCGCCGTCGACCGTCACGTCGACCCGCCCATTGTTTACCCGGATGTTGATGCACTCCATATTTTTTCCTCCTGTCATTTATTATAGAACGATTGTTCTAAAAATCAACATGGTATTATAAACAAACAGACCGCGTTATTTTTGGGAATCAGGAATCCGATGGTGTACAGTTTATGGGACTGATGATTTGATATAATATTCGGTTTGACCGGCCCCATCGTATCTGGAACATACGGTGGGGCCATTTCAGCAGATGCCGGATTCAGGAACTATCTGCTACGTTTTCATTGTACCAGATAATGTTTGTAAGAAAAGGGCGAATCCTGCGTTCTTGTCATATGTTTTGCATTTTTATATGGAAAATGTAAGAAATAAAACTGAAACTTACGAATGGAGGCGTAATCATGTCCGCAATACAGGATCTCGCTCCGTTTATCGGCGCGTATCAGGGGAAGATCAGAAGGGCAAAAGATGCAAGCGGGATGACGTTGGAGGAGCTGTCGAACGAGTCCGGCGTTTCCTTCTCTGCCGTGAGCCGATTATACGCTGGAACACAAGCGGATCCACGGCTTTACAACTCGGCTGCGCTATGCAAAACGCTCGGGTTGTCGCTCGACGAGCTGTTCGGCCTTGAAAATCGCGTCGGAAGCCCGGAAAAGCTGACCAAGCAGATCCATCACGTCGAGCTTGAAAACGCCAAACTGGAGGCAACAGCGGCCGTGCAAAGCGCACAGATAAAGTCTACACATACAATGTGTTACGTCCTCGCCCTGTTTTGTATGCTGCTCTCCTTTTCTCTGATTGCCTGCCTTGTGACGGATGCGCAGAGTCGGAGCGCAGGCCTCATTCGCGATGGAGATTTGTCCGTAGCTGCATGGGTTTGCATTGCCCTGATCGTAGGTTCAGCGCTGGCTTCGGCAATTACTTTCTACGCGATCCGAAAAGAACGTGGAGGGAAACATGGCGTGCATCAAGTGTAAAAAAGAAATCCCAGACGGCGCGCCCTACTGTTGCTGGTGCGGAAAAAAACAGGAAGCGCGGCGAAACCGGACACGCGGGAACGGGCAGGGAAGCGCTTACCAGCGAGGGAAGGCGTGGACGGCACGTTGGACAGAAAGAACTTACCTAGACGAGAACGACAAGCTTCGGCAAAAGATGCGAACAAAAGGCGGGTTTACATCAAGGCGCGCCGCCCTCCAATATGCTGCAAACCCTCCGAAGGAAGAGCAGCGAAGCCCCACTCTCAGAGAATACTACAAAACATATCTGCGTGGGGATTATCTATCCTTATCGGCTGATCGTCAGGGCGCGGCGGAAAAGGCATTCGAGCGCATGAGAGAAATCGCCGACCGTGAGATCGACGCGCTTACCATCGCGCAGATACAGGATGTCATCGACCGCAACGCCAGCACCTATTACACGCGGAAAGATATGAAAACTATCCTCTCCCACTGTTATAACCTCGCAATCGCAGAAAAGCAAACAACCGTGAATCTTGCAAAGTACATAAAGCTTCCGGAATTGGAAGAGAAGTCGCCGGAACCGTTTACCGGCGCCGACGTAAAAAAGCTATGGGAAGCGTATGCAAAAGACCACTTCATTGGGTTTATTTTAACGATGATTTATACCGGCATGATGCCAGGTGAGCTTCTGAAGCTCAAGAAAGATATGATTGACTTTGAAAAGAATGAGATCGTCCGAGGCGGCATAAAGACAAGGAAGCGGAAGGAAACGCCTATGGTATTCCCGGATTTCGTTGCGCCGGTGCTGCATGAACTATGCGAAGAAAGCAAATCGCGCGTCGGAAATATCTGCTGCATAAACAAAGATAATTTTTACAAGAGATATTATGAGTGTTTGGAGCTTGCCGGAGTGCAAAAGCTACCACCTTACTCATGCCGCCATACAACCGCTACAGCCCTCGCGATGAAAAATATCGACCCGTTTACGATCAAGGAAATCATGCGCCACACGAAGATAACGACTACCCAACGGTATGTACACCCGGACATGAAAGGCATGGTCGATGCCGTAAATCAGTTGCAAAACGAATCGCCAGAGTGAATTCTGTATGCTACAAAATATGTTACAAATGCCAATTTCCCCAGTGTTTTCAATGGGTTTTTCTCCCCTGCTAAGGGAGTAGGCGTCTAAAAAGCGCGCGAGAGTTCAAATCTCTCC